GGTACTTCTAAAACCTCTTTATAGCTTTTTATCCATTTGCTAGGTATAGAGCTTGTTTGTCCTTTACGAAAAATCATTCTATCGTGATTTCCAATTATTACAGTTGCTTTAGGAAATTCTTTATACCATCTAGCTATACGTTTTATAGATAATTCTAATTCATCTGCACCACCCATTCCGTCTGCATTTGTTTCGTGGTAACTTGCGTAATGATTATCAATAATATCACCAATAAAAACAACTTCTGTACAATCAAATTGTTCATATTTAGATACACAAAATTCTAGGTATTTGTCTAAACAGAAAGGTTCGTGTAAATCACCAATAACAAGAACGTTATTAACTACACCACCATTAGAAACACGCATTTCTTTTATTAAATCGTGTTCTGCTTTAGTTAGTCTAAGTCTATAATCTTTTTTAATTTTTTTTGAGTTTTTCCACACTTCTACCACCAAAGTATGCTCCTATCACCGTTATTAATGTAAGTTGTAGTAAGTCTGTCCATTTATCTGCTACTTCAAATGCTATAGAACCACTATCTATAAATACAAGTAACATAGTACAGACAATAAGAAATATTAAAACAAGTGGTCTAACGGATCGTGTTAGTACATTACCATTTGCGTCTGCCTCCCAACGTGCAGTAATATTTTTTTCTAACTCTATTTTATAAGAGTTCATTATTTCTTTTATTTTAGCTTTAGCGTTAAGCTTTTCTTCTTTGTTAGTTACAACACCGTCTATTATTTGACCTACGCTGTCTATAACTTTATCAGTACCTAATAATTTTTTAAATATGCCCATTTATATCTTCACTATTTATTAATGTATATGTAAACTTGTTTCCCCAAATTTCTCTAGCTTTATAACAAGCAAATATAAACTCTTCCCAATCGTCATTACTTGCTATTACTTGACAACCTGCCGACCATTTGTCAACTTGACTAGATTTTTTACCCTTTCTAGCTGTAGCTCTATGTATATTTATACCAAAAAAACCTGTTTGTGTATTGTTATCATCTAAATCATAACAACCGTCCTTATTGTTATCTCTATAAACCTCTACCTCGCCCTCTCTTTGACATAAAGCGTCATAGTTTCCTCTATGCTTGTCTATTCTATATGCCCCAAGATATTGATTAGGCTTCATACAGGCAACCCCCTCACGGCGCATCACATTCTCGACCCAATATCTACCTGGGTCTGTAGTAGCGTCAAAACTATAAAATTTCCACTCTCCGTCTACTTTATAAGATAATGTAATTTTATCATCAAACTTATTAGTAACTTCATCTCCTGTTGCACTATTTCTTACACCTACAATGTTTAAATTATAATCACCTTTTTCAAACCAATTATAATTTTTATCTTTTACTGTTTGTTCTATAAGCTCTCTTGTTAATTTCATTATTCAAATTTACTTATTATTATACTATCTATTTTTGCTTGTACTTCTTTCTTTTTAACATTTAGTTGAAAAAGCAAGTTACCTGTAAATCGGCATACTTCTTGTGAATTGTTAATAACTACTAATGTTGGTAAAACTTCTATATTATATTTTTCTTGTAGTGCTGTACAAATTCCAATATCTGCTTTAACAGTATTACAATCTTCTAGGTCTTTTAAAAAACTACAAGAATTTTTATCATTCCATTTTGCCCAAAACTCTATAACAACTATTCCATTGGTCTTTGTGTACTTATTTAAAGCACTTTCTGTTGTTACGGTAGTTTGTGCTATAGTTTGCCCTACCAACACTAGTAGTATGTATTTTAGAAATTTCATTTTAATTCGTAAACTCTTTCCTCTATCTTCTCTACTGTGCTTTCCATTTTGTTTAGTTTTTCAGCGTTTGACATAACCGTTTTACTAATTAATTCTAGCTTTAAATCTAACTCGGATCTTGATATTTCACTTTCAGGTAATCGTTTTGCTAGTTCTATTTCATTACTTAAAACATAATATTGTCCTACAAAGCTACTGACTAATACAACTATAGCTATAATACTTTTTAATGATAGAGTAAATTTACTTGATTCTGAAACTTCTGTAGCCATTATCTTTTCATATTACAAGATTTGTCTGCTAAACCCTGACCTATAATTAAAGCCACACCAACAACTAGCAAACTGTTCATTTTAGTTGCACTTATTCCTAAATCTTCTGAAAACATTATAACCATTAGTATAGAAAAACCATACCAAAATTTTCTACTGTTTACAATTTTATTTATTACTTCTTTCATATTTATTTTAATTTAAAATTTATTTTTCCATTTTCTATATATAACCCTTTACGTCTATATATTTCTTTGCCCTCAATGTTATATATTTTATTTTTATTTTGAGAGTTTTTTAGTATCTCTATTATACCTGTATTGTCACATGGTAAACCTGTAATACAATCTAAATATTCTGTTATAGTTAAAGTATCTATTGTGTTTATATACAAAGTATCTATAACATTTATGTACAAAGTATCAGTTATAAATATAGTATCACTTATATTGTATATATCACAATCAGCTATAGTAGTTGGAACTGCGTCTGCTTCATCTGCTCCGTCTACGCAATCAAGCCAACCGTCATTTAGATAAAACAAATTATTTAAACCGTTAGGCACACACCCATTAGGGCTGTATTGTGTCCAGTTACTCTCATCATCACCACAATAAAACCCTCCCTGCTCAACGCATAATTCACAATTTGTTTGACTAAAACTAAAACTAAATACTAAAAATATTAATAACAACTTTTTCATAACTAAAATATTAAATAATTAAACCCTAATTTACACTCGTATATTGGCTTTTCCCAATATCGTAAATAAGTACCCTCAATAAATATTCCTAGTGACTTTGTAATTTTCCAACCAGTTACTAAACCTAAATCTATGTCTATAGGTAATTGCTCATATTCATAGCTATATTCATTTAAACCGTAGTGATAAGGCATAACATTAGCCCAACTTAAAAACCAAAAGTCATTACTGTACTTATAGTAAGACATTCCAAGCACAGCAGAAAGCTCATAGACGTTACCTAACGCATTTATTTCGTTTCTATTATACTCTGCTATTGCTGAACCAAAATAATGCTTAAAAAACTCATCATTTGACGTTGCTAATAATTGACCATTTTTAAACCAATGAAATCTACCGTTAACAAATTGACTTGAATAACCAAAATCTTCTGCTAAATCAAAAAAACTTTGTTCTCCACTTTCCCAAGTGTCAGCTATAGGGTTATAACCATAAACAGGGTGAGTTCTACCTACTACACCAATTGTAAAGTCCCACCTACCTTTGTTTATTCTGTGCCTAGTGTCAAATGATGTAAATTTTAAATCTCTAGCTTCATCATTTTTTATTTGTATTTTAGTAACTCCATTGTGTCCTAAATATCTAATCCAAAAATCTTGATTAGTAAATTTTTCAGACCTATTACGAATAAAAGAGTAATTAAGTAAATACTCCCAACCGCTATTATTACCAATAGTAGTATAATCGCTAACGCTTTGCTCATCACCAATGTACCAATTTTTAATTTTTTGCTCAAAGTCAAACCTAGCAATTTTGCGTATTCCAATAGTAAAATTATAATCGTATGGGTTAATTTGTGTAGTTTCTTCATAACCTTTGTTTATTGCTCTAAAATCTTCATTTTCTACCATGCTAGTATTCATACTCATAGACGTATAAAAAGTAGCGTATTTAAAAAACTGTGCTTGACAAGTTCCCAATCCTAATATGCAAATTATTAGTAAAGCGTATATATATTTAGATGTTTCCATTATGCCTTTACTATTTGATAAGTTACATAAACATTAGCAGACCAACCACCGTTAAAACTACCACTAGAAGATAATTTTAAAGGTAAATTTTCTATACTAGCGTCATATAAAGCAAGTGAGCTAGATGTTCTAAAAAATGACATATAAACAAAGTTTGTAGTTTTGCTACTCATTATTCTGCCTACTTGCCCCCAATAATTAACTGAATCTGTAGGATCAAAGCTAACAAATATATTTCTATTAGATGTTTCAGTAGTTGAGGCATATGTACAATGTATTTGCACACTTAAAGGTAAAATAAAATAACCACTTCCTGGTGCTGATACTAATTCTTTAAAAGTACCTGCACTACCTGTATTATTCATAGCTTGTAGTTCAGCGTTAGAAACTGATATTTTATCAGTTTGTATAATGTATTTAGAGTCTATTTTTTTACTTGTACCTGCACTACTACCTGTAGTGTCAGACGTGTCTACAACCATTAGTTTATCGTCATTAGCTGTGTTTTCTGCAAGTGCTGTTTTGTCTGTTAGTCTTTGTCCTGCCATTTTTTAAATAAGTTTTTAATTTAGTTATATTTTTTTGTCTTTCTTTGACTTTTTGTTTTGTTATCATTTTAACAACATATAGTTATATCTGCACCCTGTAAAAAAGATTTTGTTTTATTGCTTAAAGGTGCTGTATCTAAATTTAAACCTGCATAGTAATTTTGTGTAGTAGGTGTTAAATCTGCTCCTGTATTAGTAGAGTATTCAGGAAATAAAGATGTATTGTTTTGTATATAGTCAATTAGTCTTTCTCTATAAAATTCTCCCATATCTAAAGAAGCATTAATTAGTGGTTTTAATTCATCGTGAGAAACTGCTGAACCTTGCTCTGTATTCATTGTAACAACACTATTATTTACTATACGCAACCTTATAAAAGGTAAACAAGTAGCGTAAGCAAATTGTACTAAAGCAGGTTGTATGTATGTTTGTAACAAAGTTAAATAATCACCTGTCAAAGAGGTATTATTAATATCTGTAGTTATTTTATTATTTAAATCTGTACCTAAAACAGGTAGTATATATTTGTCTTGTGCCATTAGTATATATGGTAATAATATATTATTTTCTACAGAACCACCTAAACTGGTGTCCATTTTTAACCTGTGCGTACTTATGTATAATGTTCTTTGTATTCCCATATTTTAAATTATTTTGCTCCTGGATATGCTCCTTGATTAGGCATATTTACAGGTGCTATTTTACTTTCTTTAATACCCCTAGGGTTTCTAACATAACTTTTTGGTATGCTATTAACTTTATTATAGTCATTATCTAAACTTTGACCGTCTTTTAATTCTGTTCCTGCTTTTAGTCTATATAGTATTTCTTTCCATTTATGTCTGCAGTATACACCCCCCTTAAATTTAAACAAATCGTACTTTCTACCTTTATGTCCTAATTGTTTATTTACTCCTGCTTGACTTGCTTTGTCAATATCTTCTATTCTCCAAACAAAACCACCTCTACTTAACCTCATCATATTTTCACAAAACGGTCTTGATTTATTGCCTGTTTTTTTTGCTTTTGTTGATCCTACTGCATATTTAAACCTAACTCTATATATAGACTTGTCTAAATAACTAAACTTGTCCTCATTAGATTTTATTTCATTAACTGCAAAATTCTCTTTTTTTTGTATCAATCTATTTGCCCAATCTTCATAACTTTCATCACTACCATAATCTCTTTCTTCTACAATTTCCCATTCTTCACTATTTATTTTCTGACCTTCTAAATTTTCTATTATACTATTATAACTTTCGTCAGACAGTTCAGTTAATTCTTCAACATTTTCTATTTCTTGAACTTTTTTTTTTGCCCAACTTTGCCCTGCGTCACCACCCCACAATGCCCAAGCTATTCTACCTGCTGACGGATAACCCTCTTCACCTGGACTAAAACCCTCTGCTTTTTTATCTACTTCATGCCTTGCAAAAAAACTATTCATTCTTTTGATCGTGTCTAAACTTAAATTTTGACCGTTAACTATTGACCTGGCACGAGCAACAGCAACCATAGTACCTCCTCTACCATACTCCTTACGCATTTCTAAACCCATTTTTGCCTCTTCTACCATACCTTTAGTAGGTTTAGTGTCTATATCTTCTAATGATTTAAATTCTTTTTTTATTGGCTCTTCATTGCCTGTATCTATTCCCTCTTTCTCTTGTTCATCTTCGTCTAATTTACCAACATTACTAATATCAATAAAATCAGCAGGTTTAAGTGTTTTAAAATATAAATCTAGGTCTATACCGTTTGCATGAAATATTGGCTCTAAACCCTCTAAAAGCGTATTTTGAAATGGTTTTATTACAGTATTGTTAAATAAGCTGTAACTATCTCTTAATTCATCTGCATTATTACCAAAACCACTACCGTCACCTTTTACACCAAATAATAAAGGACTTGTAACCCTATGTCCTGTTAAAACCTTTCTAGTTGTTTCAGTAGATAAGAATTGGTAACTATCTGAATTATCATTAGCATTTATTGGCACTATTTCAGGTGCAGTATCTTTACCGTCATTAAACGTTAATAGTATTTTACCTGCATTACCACTACCACCAAATTTAGCGTTTATTTGACGTTCTATAGTTCTTCTTTCTTCTCTTGTCGGTATTCCGTTAGCCATATTTATAGCCATGCTTGGAAACATACCTGATTTTATATTAGATAAGTGAAACTGTGCTATTTCCATATCTAATTGTATATAGCTTGTAGAACCTTGATAGTCAGGTGTAGCATAATAATAAGAACCAGGAGAGTAATCTTTTATACATAATACTTGATTAGCGTCTGACCTATCTTTTAAGTCAAATGCTTTATAGTACCTAGGCTTGTGCTTTCTAGTGTTTTCCCAATCTGCACTATAGTAATATTCATTTACTTTACCATAAGCGTCAGCTTTACCGCTTCTTATATATTGTGCAGGTATATGTCTAACTTCTACTATTTTTGTTCTTGGTCTATTCCATATTGTGTTTACATAGCACATACCAAATAATTTAAGGTCAAATGCTAAACATTTTAACGTATCTTTTGGTGAATTGTGTAACAGACTACTTAAAGCTAACCAACTTTCTTTTTTAGCGTCACTTTCTTGTCTATCTGTAGCGTCTAAACCCTCACCATATATCATACTACTAACACCTTTTATAATAGCATTGTTTATACTACTACCATTGTATAGTTCTAGTAAATATTGAGGGTATAAATTATCAGAACCAAATTGTATATAGTCTTTGTTATTGGTTTCTGTAATAGTAGGTAAATTATACTCTGCTAAATGTATTACTGAAATATTGTCTTTTTTCTTCATATTAATAATCATTAGGGTACCACGTTTCTATACCATAAATTGCATTTTGTAAATCTTCGTCTGCTGACGGTGGCACACCTTTAGCACCTGTAGATATATCAATCATATCATTATCTGTATATTCGTTATAAAAAGGTACTACGTTTCTAGTAAAAGGATATGTTGTGCCTACATAGTCAGGTGTAGACCTAACTTGGAAAGTTGTATTAGCACCTATTTCTGTCATTTGACTTTGTTCTAAAACATTAGTATCTCTATAAAAAAAAGTTACGTCATATATTTCAAAATTTGATTGTAAAACAACTTTACCTGCTCTTTTTGTACTCATATTATCGTTACCATATACCGATCCTCTATTTACAACTGCATTAGCACCATATCCAAATAACACATCTACTTGTACTAACCAATATCTACTATTGTATTCATATATAGGATTGTCAAAACTACCAGATACAGTAGGTATAGCAGTAACCATTCTTGTATGATTAGTTGTTCTACCTTGAAACCTACAAAAAATATAATTACCGTTTAAAGTGTTATTATCTACAAATGAACCTAATGGTATATACATTTTTAAAACCTGTGTAATTGCCATTGAGGGGTTTGCTGTCCACGTTATGCTATACATTATCGTAATTCCATATTAAATTATAATATTCATCTAGTAATTTATTAAAATCTTTATCGTCTTCTAATTGTTCTACTTTTTCTAAAAACTCAATTAATTTTTCTTCGTTTGTATTTACTCCTTTTATATTATCCATTGTGACCACCTATAAAATCTAAATCATCTTGTACTACTTTTTTTTTCTTCTTTGATTTAGTTGTGTTTGTAAAATACTTTTCTTTAATATTGTCACTTAAATTATTTACTTGATGAGGTTTTAGTTCACCAAATGATAAGTTCATATTTAAGGGTTTGTAGTCTTTGTATTCGTCTTTAACTTTCCAAGCCATAATATAGTTTATTATAAATATAAAAGTCATTATATTGTTCACAACTTGTATATTTTATTAAAGTTTTTTTATATAATTATAATAATTGTAAAGTTTAGTTAATAAAAAAGGGCTACCAAATAGATAACCCTCTTTTAAATTGAGTAACGATTTATTAATTATCCTGTAGTGATAGTTAAATTTGCTTCATCAGTTAAACCGTCAAACGGATATTTAGCTGTAGCAACTCCTGCTGTAGCATTTATCCAAATCATAGGTTCTTTTTCCTCACCTCTTAATTCTAAAGTAAACCCTGTCATATCTCCTTTAGCAGCTCCAGAAACAGCAGTACCACCTGAAACATCCATTCCGTTATCCATACCTAACAAAAATAAGTTATCGTTGTTATCAAGAACAAAAACTTGACTTCTATTGTAAGAAATTAGTTTTAATTCATTGCTTTGTGCAACGCTTAATTTTTGCATAGTAATAGACAAAGTTTGTTCAAAAAATGTAGTACCTGTTGCAGGATCACTATTAAAGTTTACTGTCATAGAAGATAAGTTTGGTCTTAAATCATATTGAAATACTGTTACAGCTCCACCACTTTGTATATCCCAGTTAGCAAAACCTGCTGTATCTATAACATTAGTATCAGTACCGTCAAAAGTAGCTTTTGCTCTAATGTCTGAACAATATGACTTAACAAAGAAAATACGCTTTAAACCACCTATTTGGTCTTTACAATCAACTAATAAACCTTTTGTTAAATTACAAGCCATGTTATTTATTTTATATTATTAATACTAAAAAAAAAGGGGTGGTATTTCACACCCCTAATTTATCTATCTACTATGTCCAAACAGTTGAACCGTAAACACCGTCAGTAGCTACAGCACACTGTACACCAACTGCAAAGTTCATTACAATTCTTACATGGTCTGAACCGTCATACTGGTAAGTTGGTATAATTCTTGCTTCTGTCCAATCAGTAGCTAAATTTGTACCAAATACTAAATTTTCTCTGTATGTTGCAACAATTACATCATCAAACATACCAGGACAAACATAAATAGGAAAACCAAAGTAAGTAACACCACTAAAGTCTTGTGCTACACCTGCATTGTTTATACCCTGATTAGAACCTGCATTAGCTAAAGCTTGTAATAAGAAAGCATAAGTTTTGCTATTCATATAAAAACCAAAGCCTGGTTTTGATGTTAAACCACCAATACCTACTGCAGCATCATATACAGAAGCCATATCAGTTAGAATGTCAGAAGCAGCTAAAGCGTTAGCAAAGTCAACTTCTGTAAAGTCTTTTAATATACTTGCGTCTGCTCCTGCTTCGTCTTGTGTTCCGTCATTAGATAAAAACCCAACACCAAAAGGAGAAGAACCTTTCCAAATAGAGTTTTCTAATTGCTCACCTGCTTTTCCTGCAACTGTAGATAATAAGAAATCTTCAAAAGTTCCAGGTAGGTTTCCATTTCTGTCCATATTTTCTCCAATCCAAGTAGGAAAAATAGTACCTCTACAAATTTCTTCATTTACTTTTAAGTCAGTAAGTGTTAAAACTTGTTCAGTTAAACTTGTGTCATTGCTAGATGAAAAAGAACAAGCTGCAGCTACAATAGGATCATTAATTCCTAAATTAGAAATTACTGCTTTACTATTTAAACCGTCTATAGTTCTTACATAACCTTTAGCAACTGTGTCAGGACTTTTAACTGCAGCAGTTACATAAGGCAAAGCTAACTTACCTGCGTAAGTATTGTCAGTAACAGTTATGTCAAACTGATACTCTTTCGATAAATTGTATTTGTTATTTGCCATTTTTAAAAAATTTATTTGTTATTAATGTAATATGCTGCTCTTTTCATAGCAGTCATTTTTGATAAATCTACTTTTTCAGATTTATTATATACTTCTGGATTATGAGTAAAACCCTCTGATCCAGGAGTTTTTTCTAGTTCAACTATTTGTGATTTTAGTTCCTCTACTTCTTCTACTAATGAAGAAATCATATCCTTTGACATTTCTACCATTTCCTCTTCTTTAACTTCTTCTTTATCTTCTTCTTTAATTTCCTCTTGTACTTCTTCTACTTCTTCTGACATTTCTTCTTTATCACCATAAGCCATTTCTTTAACTTTTTTTGCCATTTCTCTTGCTTTTTTCATATCTACCATTTCAGGTGTAGAATCGTGTATAGCCATAGCAACTTTTTCCTCGTCTATTTCTTCCATTTTTTCTTCTTCTTCGTGTTCTTTCATCTCTTCTTTTTCCTCTTCGTTTTCTACTGCTTCTGCGTCTTTATCTTCTCCCATGTCAAGTATTTTAGAATTTTCATCTATAGTTAGTTTAGCACCGTCAGACATAGTGTAAGTACCTGCACCTAATGGTGAGGTTTCACCGTCATCACCAACAACCATTACAGTAGAACCAATCATAAACTGGTCATCTTCGGTTGCTAATACTCTACCGTCATCTAAAATCATTTCAGCATACATTTTTGTTTCTTTACTTTCCTCTTTTGATAATAAGAGTTTTTTGATTTTTTCTATTGTAGTCATTGTTACCTTTTTTTTATAAATATTAAACTTAAATTATTGTTCACAGGACTAGCGTTTTACTGTCCTATTTTTTATAGCAGAACATACTTTTACAGCAGTTTGTTTATTTCCATATTGCTTAACCATATCTCTTAAACATTGTTCAAAAGGGTACTTTGCTAATGCTTGATTATTAACAAAGTCAGCATACTCTACATATTTATATTTTTTCTTATACTTTTTACGTTTTTTACCTAACTCATTTTCTTTGTATTCTACCTTTGTACTATCTTCGTGAGTTTCACAAGCCATGTACCTAACTACTCCGTTTACTCTATGAGTATGAAAACCTTTACAACCTTTAAACATTTCTGCATATATAGTAGCTTCTTCTTTAGTAGAAAATAAAGGCTCACCGTCTAAAGTTCCTACTACAGATAATTCATTTTCTAATATTAAATCTTTAATTTTACCTAAAGTAACCTCATCAGGACAATCAGTACATTCTTCTGCTAAATCTATAATATCTTTAGGCTTTGACGCTTCTATTAGTCTGTCTGTAAAATAACCCTCTATACTAAAACCTCTTACCTTACCCTCTTTTACACTTTCCCAAATTTCAGGATTGTTTACTTTCATTTTGACAAACCAAGTACCTACAGGTAATTTATTAAAGCCATAAGAATTAGATTTATCATTTTTCTTATCTTCTTTTATCCACGACTCCACAACTGTCATACCCTCTACAGGTACTTTATGTTCATAAGTAGCGTTATTGTTTCTTAAACTTGACATAAACAATTCTTGTGCTTGTTTTATAGTATCTTCTGTAAAAAACACAATATATTTTTCGTCTTTTTCTTGATCGTATCTTGGTATTTCTTTGTTAGGTATTAGTACAGCTCCTACTAAAGTTTTTTGCTCTTCATCTAATTTAGCTAATGTTAAAAATTGGTCTTTATTAAAAAATACCCAATTTTCCTCTATAGCAGGAAACTCTACTAAACTTATAGCTTCTACACCAAACCTTTCTTCTTGTTCATCAATAATTAGTTCTACTTTTTTTAGTTTTTCTTTGCTCATACTAATAAATATAAATTGTTTAAAATTGTTTATAACGTTGCTTGTAAATTCAGATCATTCTGTAAAGCCTGACTACTACTAACATCACTTTCTACTACAAAGGCTTGTACAGGTGGTGGGTCTGCTGTTATTGTTCCAAATGTAGGTGCTACAGGTACAGTGTCCTCTATACCTGCACCTGCGTCAATAGTTGGTGCTGTACCCCCACCACTTTCACCTGGTATATTAGTTTGTAATATATTTCTAACATTAGCTAAACCCTGTGCTATAATACCCACTGCTGATATAGTTCCAAATAAACCACCTTGTGCTAAAGCTTTGGTTGCCCCTGCGTAAGTGTCCATAGTAGCTTGTGCTACAGCTATTCCTTTTCCTACTTTTGTTTCTGCTCCTATTAATGCTGTAATACTAGTTAAAGCACTACCAATTATTGCTCTTTTTTGGTCTTGTAATTCTTCTTCTACTTTGTTTCTTTTTTTTCCTGCGTCTGCTTCAATTTTACTTATTGTTTCTTCTAACTTTTTTTTATCAGATATTGTTCTTATTGCTAATTTTTTTCTAGCTTCTTCTTCTTGATTTATTTGTTCTATTTGTAATTCAAAATTATCTTTAAATATTTGGTCTAATTGATTTAAATTATCAATTCTTTCTTGGTCTAGAGCATTTCTTTGTTCACCACTTTCTTTATCTAAAGTTGTTCTTCTTTTTTCTGCCTCTATAATTGCTGTTTTAATAGCATATATTTGAGCTTGTATTTCTTTATTACCTACTTCTAAATCTAATTGTGTTGCTAATGCTCCTTGCTGTTCCTTTAAGGCTTCTATTTCTGCGTCAGCTTGTGCTTTTGATATTTCTAATAGCTTATCGTTTGCTTTTATTCTATCGTCTATTGAAAGGCTTATGTCATCTCTTATTTTTCTTTGTTCTTCTGCTTGTTTTTCAAATTCTACTATAATTCGTTGATGTTTTGCTTCTAATAAACTTAAATTAGTTGTAGCTTGTGTTATTGCTTCGGCTTGATCCTTTAAACTACTAACTGTAACACCTTTAAAAGTATTATTAAACTCTTCAACAACTACTTTACCCATGTTAGTTATTTCGTTAATACCCTCTCTAAAATCTAATACAATGCCTTTACCTGACTTAATAGCTTCTTCACCTGCTATTCTTATTTCTTCTTTATATCCTGTTATTTGTGCAGTCAGTTCTGCTATTCTTTGTTGATCACCTTTACCTAACCAGGATTTCTCCCAAGCTAACTGTACTTCTTTAATTACTAATGCTACACTATTAAAAGCTAATTTAAGTGGTGTTATTGCTAATGTCATTAAGTTTGACATTATTCTACCTAAAGCGTCAAAGTTATCAGTTAGTCCTGTAATTCTGTCAAATACTGTTTTTACTGTAGTAACAATTTTATTAAATACTAAACCTACCATATTAAACGCAGTAGATACTGTGTCAGCTACTTCTTGGTTTCTCATCATCGCTTCACTTAACTTACTAACTATACTTAGTACAATACCTATACCTGCAGCTTTCATAGCTAGACCTACACCCTTAAAACCACTAGCTAATGATTTTGTAGCTTGGGTTGACTGTTTAGCTTGTTTACCAACTTCTTCTACATTATCATTCATCTCATCTATTTTTCCTTTTATTTCATCTAAATTGTCTAACGCTTCTTGTACGTCAGCTTCTACTTCTATTGTTACTTTTTCTGCCATAATCTTAATTTTTTAAAAAGTTCTTTAAATGTTGTAGGGTATTCTTGTGATCCTGTAACAAAATCATACTTACTACCTGACGCTTGTAAATCAGTAAGTAGATTTATTGATATAGGCATTAGTTTACCTACTTCTTGTATGTATTTTTCTAATTCCATATTAAATAATCTAAATCTTGAAATAATATATTTTCTGCGTTTTGATATATTGCCCTAACTGTAGGACTAAATGTATTATCAGAATCACCTATAGGTTGTTGTATAACTTCTACTTTACCTACCCAATGTACTCTTTCACTTGCACCACCAACAATAGTAGGTGAAAAATAACCTCTGCTGTCAAATGTTGTTATATTAACCGTTGGTGTACTAAATGCAGTATCTTTGTTTGTTTTTAATAAATCACCACCTGCACTACCTACTTGTGAATTAGTATTATTTCTATTTACTAAAACTGTGTCATATTCAAAATAACCACACTTACCTGAATTTGTGCCTGACATTATACTACCTAATAAAGTTACTTTTACATAGTTCATAGTTAAAACAGGTAAATTAAACATATTAGTTTGTATACCATTATAATTAAAACTATATGTTGTACTATTATCTAATGTTGTTGCTTGTATATAAAATTGTGTTGTGTAAGCGTTACCATTAGTTGTTATAATATTGTAGTTAGTTTGTAGATTAGGCATTAATGACGGTACAGGAACTGTGCTATTTGGTATGTCATTATTATCAGAATTATTAGAAATAATATCTCCTACTTCTGTAGTACCTGCACTTGTAAAACAATTACCTACACCTGTACTTGCATTTGTTTGCACAAAAGTCCAATTATCATTTACTTCTTCACAACAAGAGTTTGTTATAGTTGTACTTGCTCCTGTACCTGCGTCTACATAACTTATTTGTCCTGTAACAGAAATTGAATCTACTATTGCTCCACAGTCATTAGTTAATTTTTCTATAACTTTTAGTAATGTTACTTTAGTAGATTTATTACCACCTACTAAATAATTATCTATGCTTATTACTCTCCATAGTGTATTTTTTATAAAATATACATTTTGAAAACCATTATCTGCAAAAGACCTTATATCAACAGCGTCAAGATTAATATAACATTCCATTATTCTAGCTTCATCACTATATATTTCATTTATATATTGTGACCAATAGTCTGTATAAAAACCATGCTCACTATAAGTCATACCAAAATAGTTAAATGTAAAGCCTGTATTAAAGTTAGGACTATACCAAGTCCAATTAAGTAGTTTTGTGTCAGCAGTAACAGAACCTAAAGTATCTAAGTTATATTGCAAACACAAAGGAAATTTATTGTTAGTCGTTGTAGCGTCACCTGTTTGTAAAAATTGGTTAGAGTATATGTTAAAGTTAAAAGCATTACCTGTATTAGGGTTTGTGCCTGTAATATCTATCGGTGTACCACTATAATAAAACAATCTTGGTTTCATTGTTTCTAACGGACTTCTTGTTTCTCCCTGTTCTGCTTTAAATAAATAAGCTAAAGCTACATTAGGATTAGGCAAAGCTCCACTTATTGTATTGCCTGACCATTGACCTATACCCTGTGCTATAAAAGGTGCAAAAACACTAAAGTTATTAAACTCACTATTAGCAAAATCATTTCTATTTTTTTCTACATAAGTACCATAAACTATATTATATATGTCATTATATCTTTTGTTTAAAATATCTTCATCTTCTAAATCACCAAACCTTAATATTTTAGATTGTAATTCGTTTGTAGGTTTTATTACCTGTTCTTTAGATACGTCTAATTTATCTGTCCAATATTGTGTTGTACCTGCATTTATATAATCTTGATAAGGTTCTATAAGTAGTAGTTTTTCATTATCGGGATCAGTCTGTATAATTAAGTTAAATCTATTAACTAAATCTTTTACAAAGTCTGCTTGTGTCATATCAGGCATATTATGATACATTTGTACCTCACCATTTAAACCACCTGACATTAAACCTACATTGTCTGTTTGTTGTGTTTTTATAGTACAAGCAGATATAGTTACATTTACATCCTGAACACCTGTAAATAATGTACTGTTAAAATTTAAAAACGAAATAGTTAAATAGTATATTTCACCTGGTATAGCAGGAATATCAGCAGTAAATTCTACATTTACGTTTAAATTTGTTCCTATTAAAAAACCATTTTGTGCTTCTGTCAATACTACTTCATTTGTAGATTGTTTTATCCACCTTGGATAACAATACAAAGCATTTACAGTTTGACCACCGTCTGTTGTGTTATCTATATTAACTGTAAAAGTAGTATTAACTGCTATATTACCTGACGGTAACATTGTTGCGTCAGAGTTTGGAAATTTTATTGACGGTGTATTTAAAGAGCCAATAGCAGGAACACCCCAATCTTGTATATTATCGTTGTATAATTGGTTGGGATCATATACTTCATTATTAACTAATAAACTATCAAAAGTTGTGCCTACTAAAGGTATTTCACTTAAACTTGTAATACTAATATCACTATTTTGACTACTTGACATATTAACTTCAAAGCCTATAAAAGGAGCTTCACTACCTGCACTTGTGTTAAATAGTGTTTGTACTCTACTATGCTCTGTAGATAGCGTCATAAATAATCTACTAAAAAACTGTGTATCTGTTATAGGTGTACTAGCGTTTGTATCGTCAATACCTAAAAATGTACTCTTAATTTGATAACCTGTTTTCTGTGCAATTATATGTAATAATCTTTGTATTCTTATTGCAGGTTTTAAATTAGACGCTTGAACCATACCGTAATAATTAAAAGCGTCATTAACACTACCACCTAATTCATTTAAACCCTGTGCATATACATCAGCAGGTGTCCAAAACATAGCACTTGAATAAGGGTTTGTAGTATGTCCGTAATCTATTATAGGGTACATTATATCGTTAGTTGTTGTACTTGCAACTGTTGTTAGTCCTGTAGTCCAACTAGCTACAATATTAGATAGCGTTAGAATATGGTCTAATTGATTATCTTCTATAAATAATTCAGGGTTTGTAGTGTCTTGTGTTCTAAAAGCGTCTTTTAGTCTATTGTCTTTCAGATCAGTAAAAAAATCTGCTGTATCACCAAATAAAGCCACCTCATACAATCTAGCATTCATATAAATAGACTTTAATTGTATAAAGCCTTTTAATTGTGGTATGCTGTCTATATATAAAATAGCACTAAATTTAGTTTTTGCGTTGTATACTAAACTATCTAAATTAACATCAAAGTAATTTTCAAAGAAATCATTGTTAGCATTAGAAAAAGGCAATTTAAGTGTTTGACTAAAACTAGCTTTTCTTTGATCAGGGTTTTTTAAATCTAACCAATTATAATTTACTACAACATTAGGACTTTCTTGTAAATCTAATTCGTATTGTTCTACGTCAAAAGTATCGTCACTTGTTGTTTCCCTACGGTATGCTACTAATCTTACGTCCATTAGCTGTTAGTTCTAACTTTATTAGCGTACTCTAAATTAATAGTGTACTGTATTTTTATTTTATCATTTACACTTGTTTTTTTAGTGTATGTTTTATTAGTAATTACTACAGGGTATATTATACTATCTTCTATTATTTGCACATCTATAGACGTAAATAACTCTTCTAACCATTGTGCCTCTTCTTCGTTTAGATAATCAGAATTTATTACTAATTTTCTTTTAGCTTCTGTATATAATGTTTCTTTACCTCTTTCATAATTACCATAACTATATGTTGCTGAATCCCAAGTACCTGGGACACTTTCCATTTCTTCGCTTGTTATATCAACGCTTTCTGTAGATTTACCCCTAAAGTTCATATAG